ATTTCCTGAATAATCTGAAGATGGTAATCTATCTGACCTCATAACAATCCTATTGGCGTTGGTCATATTCATACTTGTAGTTCCCGTATTATAAATTTTACTATAATAGTACCCACCAGCTCCAGCAGTAGAAGTTGTTGGTATATTTGGAGACCACATATAAGAAGAACCTACAACAGATTCAAAGGCACTACCCGCAGGTGCTTGATATGTCGATGAATTATTTACCAAACTAACATTATAAAAATTATTAGTTGTTAAACTTCTTAAATTTTTAACACCAACTGTTGGTGAATTATTTACGTGAGCCACAAAAGATGAAGATGGTGTAATAATGTTATAACTCAATCCACTGTCTAATTCAGAATAATAGCTATGTCTATTAGTAGTATATGCCGAATATGAATTAGGACCTGATATATTAGGTGTGAAAATATAAGAAGGGTAAAATAAATTAAAACCATTATTTGGAGTTGCGTTGTCCGCAGAACCATTATGTTTAAACATTAATTCTTGGTTGGAACCTGCAGTAGTGTTTTGAATAGGTATGTTTAACCTATAACTACCATTTATTAATACGTCAGATGTTGATGTTGAACCAAAAAGTTTACCTAAACCTATTTGAGTACTGTACTGTGGTGAATATGGGTCAACACCTCTTTGTAATATTATTACATAGTTTTGTGTTTGGTCTATATAATCCACATTTTTTAAATTAATACCACAAGCAAATGGTATAACTCCGCTAATATCGGTTTTAATAATTGTAGTAGTACTTTCTAAAATACCTGCAAATGTTTTATCAAAATTTGTATATGCGGAATATCCTCCACTAATATTTCTAAAATCAGAAATAGTCATACCCGTTAATATTTGGAAATACTCAACATCACTTGGGTATTCATATAATCTTTCATCTGTATATGTTGAAACAAAAGTGTAGTTTTTAATTAAGTTAGTATTAAAATTAAATGGGTCTGCGTAATTAATTGAAATTGATGTCGGGTATGTTGTAGTACCTGATGTATTATTTGTACCAAGACTGTTTGTTGAACTACCTGTTAAATTAGGGTCTGTTGATGTTGCGGGATTAACAAAACTAATCATAGTACCAGCACTAAAAGAACCTAAAGAACCTGTCGATATAAGTACCAAAGTATTATCTAGATGTGGAGTATTTCCAGCATTTGAAGGTTCCCATTCAACAGATATCTGATTATATCCTTCGTGATATTTTGTTTTAGAGTTAAAAAGATTAATTCTTTCACCAAAAGGTAAATTAGGAGTACTATAAACGTAATCAATACCTGAAATAGTATACTGGGTATTTTTTGGAACAAATTGGTTTTCAGTCGAGCCTGTAAACCCAGCTAATTGTTCACTTAATCTAGCAACTTCAGAAAGGTCACCTGGAAAACAAGATAATGAAGCACTTTGCAGATACGTTAATAATTTATTAGAATATATTTGACCTGTCGTAAAATTACTTAATACAGATGTTGTAGGTGTCGAGTCAGCAGACGGAGAGGATGAAGTCCCTCCTGAAGAGTCCCCTGAATTATTACCATCACAATCACAAACATCACAATCGGGATAAGTCATCATTGGTAATTTTATAGGTCCAAATTTGAATTTTTCAATATCCTTAAATTTGATAAAGACAAGTGCTATAAGAATACCATATAATACCGCCAAAAGACCAAACGCAATTGCTGCTCCAACATCACTTGAAGCTGCGGCAATACCAGCATTTACTGCATTATATACTAATTCTTGACCTAACATATATAGTATAAAGGCAATTAATACATATTTGAACCAACTATTCCATAAAAAGGCCAAAATGTGGTAAACGGGTAATATAATAAAAGTAAAAAGTATCCCTAAAATTGCAATTAAAATATTAAAAATAATCCAAATAATGGTAGTATGAAATACTCCATCATTAACAGGATAACGATTAACATCATCTGAACAAGTGTCATCATCAATTCTTTTAATACCAATAAATCTTTCTCTATTATTTGCGGATTTATAATTGTCAACTAATTGTGCAGTTGTGTATACTTTATTGTAATCAAATTCATAAAATCTATCAACACAATTTATTGCATCTGCAATGTCAGGATTAGTAATATTAATAACAGGGCTTGATGTGTATGCTGACCAATCTAAACTAAACGCGTATGAAGATTGGAAATCTAAGTTATTTTGTGATGGCCCAACAGGTATTGAACCTGAGTCATTCCATCCCTTTTCTCTAATATTTGGTATTAAGAAATAACCTCGTTTGTAATCTTGGGTAACAGAACTACTTTGTTGCCATTTAACTTTAAATCGATATTTTGCTTTAGTTGGTACCCCAACTGATGGGTCGTCAGATAATACTTGTTCACCAAACTCATTAGTATAGACATAGTCCATATTCATTGGTAAATCAAATAACCAAGTACCCGTACCATCAATTAATTTCCCGCCATTCGGTAATTTGGTTCTTTCTAAAATTGGTAATCCATTCGCATCTCGATATATTGTTTGACTAATAGCAATAATTTCACCAGGTCCTGTAATCATTTTACATAAATCACCCGTAACTTTTGGAACAGTACCATTACTTGATAATGCGGTTTTTTCAGTAGAACTCATTAGAGACCCCATAAAGATAGAGGTCGGTTGGATATCAATATTAGCTTCAGATGTTAAATCAAAGTCACTTCGAGTAATTCCTATCTGACATAAATCAGGTTGTCCCCAGAATGGAGAAACCTCAATTGTCTTATTTAAAACAATAATTTGAGGTAGTTCATTAAAGTTTGAAGAATTTTTAAATCTATTACCATCAAATTGTTCTTCAGTTGCAATACCCATTCTAACTAAATCCGCAGGTGCCAATGAAAAAGGTCCGATGTCAGATAAATCCACATTCATAACTAATGTTTGTGAACCTACAGGAACTCCGTATATCATATAGTCACCACTATCATTTGTTGTAACGGTGTACTTATAATATTTTTCGTATAATTCAACTACTGTTTGATTTACTAAGGCATCTTTTCTTGTTGGGAATGTTCCTGTTGGAACGTGTCCTGCGTAAGAAGGAATGTATGGAAGTATATTAAATTTAAAACCATCTTCGTTAGTATCTTCTAAGGTTTTAAAAGGATATAATGTAGAGATTACAGGATTATTTTCATCTTCAGTTTTTAAAGGAATGAAAACCGATACTTTAGCGTTAGGAATACCGTACCCATTATTAGCGAATATTCTACCAGCAATAACTCCATAGTCAGAGCACATTCTAAGATAAACATCGTCTTGTCTTATCTTTAAAGATAAAATTTCTAACTGTTCAAAATCTTGGTCTACCTGAACTAATAAATTTTGGTCTTTACCAGGGGTCGCCTTTATTCTATATGTTTTACCCATTAATATTTCTTCCTTTACTTCATAAATAGTTTATTGGTCGTTTTTCAAAATAAAAACCACATACACTATTTCAAATAGAAATAGGTATTATCATAAACATACACCTAAACTGAGGAAAATAAATTATTAACTAATAGATACTGTTTGGAAATTCTTAACCTTAACAGTAATATCTTTATTAGGGAACCTAACTTGGTAGATTTGATTAGGTAATGCAAATATTGTATTATCTACAGGACCTATTTGTTTTGTACTTACTTTATTAATAATTGAACTGATAACCGCTCCTTGGTTTTGGCTAGCATCTAATACTACCGACACTTCTAACGACAAATCAATAACCTGTGCAGTTTCAACTGATATGTAGTCATTCAACATTCTATAGTTTGACAAATATTCCGCTAAGTTATTTAATAAAGTATTTGAAACTATTGAGGTTAAAGCTCCTGAAGTATCGTAGGATAATGTCTTAATTTTAATCTTATTATCTTCTTCAACAACCGCAACTTTTGCAGGCGCTCCAAATTGACCTGGCATTTTTCTAATTAATGCTTCATAATCACTAATTGTAACCGCTCTATTTTGTGCAGAAAAGTTAAACGATACATAGTTTCTAACTTCTTCTAATGAAGGTAAACCAGCACCACCAATTGCCGCAGTTACGTTTGTACAAGATAATGAATTAATTACCGATGTATTAGTACCCTCTGAAGGTCCGTTAACAAAAAATGAAACGGTTCCAATTTGGTTAATAACGTTAACTCCTAAATTAGTACCTAACCCTCCACCAACTCTATATTGAATAAACAATGTGGTGTTTGCTTTTAAAGTAGAACCTAATGAGAAATTATTCAGATAATTCTGTACACTTTGAGTGTTGATTCCCGTTCTTGAAAACTCTTTAAGTTGGTCGTCGGCCGATGTGTTTCCACCACCAAAACCCCTAAGACGTTTTTCTCAGGTAAAAATAATTCTAAGAATGGTCTAACATCATTTGAAGTAATAACTTGTTTGAACACTTTAGTAATACCATTAACAACTAATTCACGTTTAGTTATTGTATAATTAATTAAATTGTTATTACCATCAAAATTAGGTATCTTTAATCTATTAGGGAATCCCTGAGCATTATATGGTGATGAAAAATCAATATCGTACACATTTTCAAATACTTGACCCGCCCCAATAACTTGACTACCTCTTCTTAAAATACCTTCGTATCTTTCATCATCTTTGTCACCATTCGCAGGTACTGTTATTGAGAAATCTACAAGAGACACTGAAGGTCTTTGTCCAGGTAATTTTAAACCGTAAGTTCTGGCAATGTTAAAAATTGAAGATTTTTGTTGTGCGGTTTGTAATACCGTTTCTTGGATACTTCTATCTATATGATAATGTAAGTTATCAGATACCGCAGCATTTAAATCTAAGAATGCAGAAAAGACTGATGCGTCATTGAAGTTATCAATTAAATCAGGGTAATAAGTTTTTACAAAGTTAATTAGTTCAGTCCTAATCGCTTGGAAATCTCTTACTGTATAGGATATTCTTTTTTCTGCCATATATTCATTAAATATTTAGAATCACAAAATCTTTAGAATTAAACACGTCATCAGTAACAACATATTCAATTTTAACTTTAGCGGTGTATTCTGCTGGGTTTAGTCCAGGTTGTGCGTATTCTCTATTATAAGCATCACCATTTGTTGTAACCACAAAATCAGTTTCTTCACTGGTCGCAGCTTTTATAGTAATATTAGTTATTTTTAATTGAGGTAAATACTTCTCACAAGATTCTCTAATCTCAGATTCAATATTATTAAACGTAGGGCTATCTAACGGTTCAAAAATATATTCATATAATCTAGTTCCAAAGTCAGGTAAAAAATATCTTGAACCTTTTCTAGTTAATAATAGATGTACCAAATCCGTTCTAATCTCATCATTAGATGTTTGAGTTAGTTTTAAATATTTTCCCTCTGTTGAAGAATTAAACGGAAACGCAATCCCATATGTTTTACCATCTGCCATATGTTATAAATATAGTGTCGTGATTATTTCTAATAAATAGTGTAAAATAAAAAATCCCGACAAGTTGTCGGGATTAATGTCGTGATTAAGATGAACATCCAAAACATTCAATCTCAATTCCTTCAGGTTTTGGTGGTAGATTCATATGACTATAATCTACTTTAGGAACCTCAACATTTTTCTTAGGTGATTCCATTTTTGAAATATCCATCGCTAAGTGTTTAGCTCCTGTAGAAATCGCCTTTGTTCTAACATAGTAACAAAGTGTTTTCAAACCTTTCTTCCAAGAGTGGAAGTGTGATGAAGAAATTTTTGATAATGTTGGATTTGACATATAGATATTCATTGATTGTGATTGGTCAATGAATGGTGCTCTATCAGCCG